TTAAAAGACAAGAGAAGAAAATCAAAAGCTTACTAATATGTGGTTATCGGCAATCAAATTAGCCGTTTCTGCAGGTTCACACATTTATAAGAACAAACAGGAAACAAAAATGTTAATGTCTGATGCTGAGAAGCGTCATGCTTTAGCAATGGCTAAAGGTGAAAAAGAATACCAAGGTAAATTACTAGCTTCTAGAGATTCGGACTGGAAAGACGAATTTATTTTGCTTTTGCTCTCGGCTCCAATAGTATTACTTGCGTGGGCAGTATTTTCTGATGACCCAGCAGCTATGGAAAAGATGAAATTATTCTTTGAGTATTTTTCACAACTTCCATTTTGGTATCAGACAATTTTTGTAGGTGTCATAGCAAGTGTTTATGGACTTAAAGCAACAGATTTAATTAAGAGGAAGTAAAAGCTAATGTGGAATTGGATTAAAAAATTATTTACACCTAAAAGACAGGAAAAACCTTTGTTACTAGAAAATGAATTAAAGAAAATGACTAAAGGTGATCTTAAAAAACTTTTGGCTCAAGGTAAAATTAAATCTATTTACAACATCAAATAAATACTATAGAAATCTTTTATGGATGACGCTGATACAATCGGTCTTGATTACGGAGTAGTTCGTAGAGTGGCCGAGAAAAGAATTGAATCGCTAAAGAACACTATAGTGCACCAGGTTGACAATTTAGAGCAACTTCACTATATTAGAGGACAAATCAAAGGCCTAGAGTCTTTGCTTCAGGATCTTAAAGACCTGCAGCTTAAACAGGAGCGATTAAATGACGGCGAACTCAACAACTTCGGGAGAGACCCCGAAGGTTAAAACAGCATTACTTGATGCTTATAAAACAAAAGAAGAAATCAAAGAAACAAGATTAGATGCTGATGAAGTATCTAAAAACACTTCCCTTTTAGAAAAACTTCCTAACCCAACAGGTTGGAGACTTTTAGTACTGCCTTACGCAGGACCTAAAAAAACTAAAGGTGGAATTCTGTTAACAGAAACAACTAGCGAAACAATACAGATGACAACCGTATGTGCATACGTATTGAAAGTTGGTGATCTAGCTTACAAAGACAAAGAAAAATTTCCAAATGGACCTTGGTGTGAAAAAGGTGATTGGGTAATTTTCGGAAGATATGCAGGTTCTAGATTTAAGATAGATGGCGGAGAAGTTCGTCTTCTAAACGATGATGAAATTATTGCTAAGATCAAAGATCCGGAGGATATACATCATCAATATTAATACATACGCAAAAACAGGAGCTACAAATGTTAGAAAAAAGTGATTATCAAAAAGATAATGATACCTCCAAAGAGGTAGAACTAGATACCGATGGTATTGAAGAACAATCGATTCAAGTTGAAAAACAAGAAGAAGTTGAGTCGAATGAAAGAGAGCCAAGAGAAGAAGTTGACTTAGGATATACAGAACCTAAAGCTGATGGAATTGAAGGCATTAAAGTTGAAGAAAAAGAAGATAAAGTTAAAGTTGATGACTTATCAGACGTTTCTGAAAAAGTAAAAAGAAGAATTGATAAACTAACTTTTAAAATTAGAGAATCTGAAAGAAGAGAAAAAGCAGCTTTAGATTATGCTAAATCTATTCAATCTAAATTAGATGTTTCAGAGAAAAAATATAATAAGACTAGTAAAAGTTATGTTGAACAATACTCAGCTAGAGTAAATGCAGAACAGGAAAAAGCAAAGCAAACTTTAAGAGATGCTATTGCTGACCAGGATGCAGATAAAATTGCTGACGCTAATTCTTTAATAGCTAAGTTAGCCATTGAAGCAGAAAAAGCTAAAATGACTGCAGCTGAAGAAGAGGAGAGAGAAGCTGAAAGAAAAACAAAAGAAGTTTCTCAACAAGAGCAAGTTACTCAAGCACCTCAAAATCCTACTTATACAGAACCTTCTAGAAAAGCCTCGCAATGGGCTGAAAAGAACGAATGGTTTGGTTCTGATAAAATTATGACAAGCGTTGCTTTTCAAGTTCACCAAGATCTTGTAGAGCAGGGGTTTGACGTAGAGAGTGAGGAGTATTATAATGAAATTGATAAAACTATGAAGGATAATTTCCCTCATAAGTTTAATCGTCAGGAGCCAAAGAAAATCGTCCAGACTGTGGCTTCTGCACAAAGAAACCAAAACGGACGCCGATCAGTGAAACTCACTCGTTCACAAATAGCTATCGCTAAAAAATTAGGGGTGCCACTAGAGGAATACGCAAAATACGTGAAGGAGAATGCAAATGGATAATACTATAAAAAGAACCTCACGCGAGTCAGACAGCAGAAAAGAAAATATGAAAAAAACTGCTTGGGCTCCACCGTCCAGTTTGGATGCACCACCTGCACCGCAGGGATACGCACATAGATGGATAAGAACATCTGTGACTGGGTTTGAGGATACGGCTAACGTAACTAAAAAACTTAGAGAAGGTTGGGAGTTTGTAAGAGCAGATGAAGTTCTTTCTAACCCAAGCTTAGGAATGTATCCTGTAATTAAGTCAGGTCAATATGATGGATGCATTGGAATTGGTGGCCTTGTGCTGGCAAGGATACCAGAAGAGATTTTGAAATCGCGCGCAGAGTATTTTAATAAAATTACTCAAGACCAAATGACCGCTGTCGATAACGATCTTATGAAGGAGCAGCAACCAGGGATGCCAATCAATATTGATAGGCAATCTCGAGTAACCTTTGGCGGTAATTCGAAGAAATAATTTCTTAACGATAACTACCCAAGGCGGCTAATATAAATAAACATAATAGGAGAAAAACATAATGTCAAACCAAGTAGAAAAGTTCGGTCTTAGACCTTACAGAAAACTAGACGGTACACCATTAGTTGGCGCTCAAAACAGATACACTATTGCTAGTGGATATGCTACAGCAATTTTCCAAGGTGACATGGTAATTCCAGTTACTGGCGGAAATGTTGAAAGATATCCTGGTAATACGTCTACAGCTGTTGTGGGTGTTTTCAATGGAGTGTTTTATACAGATCCTACTACGCAAAAGCCGACCTTTAAAAACTACTACCCAGGTGGAGTAGCAGCAAGCGATATTACAGCGTTTGTTGTTGATGACCCTGACGCAGTATTTTTGGTTGATGCTGATGCAACGTTCGCAAGAGCAGATCTGTTTCAAAACTACTCACTAACAGCAGTTAGTGGAAATATAAAAACTGGAAACTCGTTACAACAATTAGATGTGAGTGCATCCGGAACTAATGCAACATTTATTGTACAAGCAATAGATATTTCGCAAGATCCAGATAACTCAGATACTAGTTCAGCTAACGCTAACATTCTAGTTAGAATCAACAATCACTTCTACAGAAGTGGCACAGGACTATAATAGGAGAATAAATTATGGCTATATCACGATCACAACTAGTTAAAGAACTAGAGCCAGGATTGAATGCACTATTCGGCCTGGAGTACAACAGATACGAAAATCAGCACGCGGAAATTTTCCCTGCTGAGGCGTCTGACAGAGCTTTTGAAGAAGAAGTAATGTTAAGCGGTTTCGGTTCAGCACCAGTTAAACAAGAAGGTGCTGGAGTAGTGTTCGATCAAGCTCAAGAGACTTTTACAGCTAGATACACACACGACACAATCGCATTAGCATTTTCTATCACTGAAGAAGCTATTGAGGACAATCTGTATGACAGACTTGCAGCTAGATATACTAGAGCACTTGCAAGATCTATGTCTAACACAAAACAAGTCAAAGCGGCTGCTGTTTTAAACAATGCACAAATTACTACTGCTATCGGTGGTGACGGTGTGTCTTTGATTAATGGCTCTCACCCGTTAGCAACTGGCGGAACGTTTTCTAACGTACTAGCTACTGCTGCTGACTTGAACGAAACATCACTTGAGCAATCTTTGATTGACATTGCAGGTTTCGTTGATGAAAGAGGTTTAAAAATTGCTCTTTCTGGCAGAAAAATGATAATTCCAAAAGAATTACAATTCACTGCTGAAAGACTAATGAAATCACCTCAAAGAGTTGGCACAGCTGACAATGACATCAACGCAATTGCGAATATGGGGATGATTCCTGAAGGTTACAGAGTTAATAACTTTTTAACTGACACAGATTCATTCTTTATTCTTACTGATACGCCTAACGGATTTAAACATTTCGTTAGATCGCCTATCAAGACTGCGATGGAAGGTGACTTCGATACAGGTAACGTAAGATTTAAAGCTAGAGAAAGATACAGCTTCGGTTGGTCTGACCCTAGAGCAGTGTTCGGTAACGGAAACTTACCAACAAGCTAATCTTAATCGTTTAGATTAAATACCTAGCGGTATTACTTAAAAGGGACGGTGTTCACATCGTCCCTTTTTTTATGTATAATAGAATAACTGAAATAATTAACATTTGATGTAGACCGATTCAGCGGACGGCCTAGAGACTACATTGAATAAACTAGGAGAATAATATTATGGCTAACACAACTTTTACAGGTCCAGTAACTTCCCTTAATGGATTTATTGGCGGAGCTAACGTAAACGCAGGTGATACACAACAAGGTGGAAACGTTGCTTGGACTGTTACTAACGCGTCAACAGTAACTATTGCATCTGGCACAAGATCAGGTGAAACTTTAGTAGCTACAGTTAACGAAGGTGCAATGATTTATGTTGCAAACGGTTTTTCAAATGCAGCTACTTATGCATTTTCTGATGGAACTACTTGGAAAAGAGTTCAAGACGGTGCAGACATTTCAACAACTGCATAATTAAATTAACGAAGCTCCTTCGGGAGCTTCAAATTAAGGAGAAACTTTATGGGATATAAAGCAGATATACAAGCAACAAGATTTACAGCGGCTACTTCTGTAGCTGTGATTGCACCTAACGTAAGAGTAAAAGCTCTTTCAGTTGCGTCAGATGGTAATGGTGCAGGTTTAGTTGTTTTGAATACAACTTCTCAAGCAGGTGGAACTAATTTATTAACTGTAGACGTTCCAACTGGAGATGTTTATACTTTACACTTACCTGAAGATGGAATTGTTTTTCCAGCAGGGGTTTATTGTTCTACATTAACTAATGTAACAGCAGTTACATTGTTTACAGATAAGTATTCATCGCCAGGTCTTACTACTAATAATCCAGGTTAATAAACATGGATTACTATGCTGACTTAGGTATAGAAATTGACGGTTACGCAAAAGGTGGCATGCCTGCGCGTAATAAAAAAAATTTTCGTTCCACTAAAAGTGGAGCGGGAATGACTCGTGCCGGTGTTAAGGCATATAGAAAACTTAACCCTGGATCAAAATTAAAAACCGCTGTTACAGGGAAAGTTAAAAAAGGCAGTAAAGCTGCAAAACGTAGAAAATCTTTTTGTGCAAGAAGCGCTGGACAGATGAAAATGTTTCCAAAAGCAGCAAGAGATCCTAATTCTAGACTAAGACAAGCTAGAAGAAGATGGAAGTGTTAAATAAAATATATTGGGTGTTTTTAGACATCTTGATTTATGTTATACTAGGTTTATTATTTTTTTTAACTGTAGGAGGGCTTTACGCTAACCATGATTG